GAAGACCTTCTTCCATGCTATCAGCGTTCCATAAATCTAGTCCTGTTCTAATAGGACCACCGTGTTCTGTTCCTTTGCCTGTTAAAAAAGTTGACCAATTACGATTATCTTCATCGAGCTTTTGTCTCCATTTGGCATTCATTTCTTTCATTGGATCAGATGCCATTGCTTGTTCTTCTTTTACTTCATTTAAGTATTTTTGTTTTAGTTGAATCTGTTTCTTCTCTTCTTCTGAATACGAATCAAAAGGTCTCTCTGTAAGATTAAGTTGTTTTCGAAGAGAGTTAAGAAATTGGACTAAGACTTCTCTTTCGGATTCAAACTTATCTGTTCCTGTTTGTTCAGAATTTAAAAAATCATCCTTATTAGGAACTCTAATTTTAATATCATAATCACCGAATATTTTTTCTAATTCTTGTCGAGGAATACCTGTAGCGCCTTGTATATCAAAATCTGGAAATGCTTCATTCCAGCTCCATATTTCTAATTCTTGTTTTTTATCTGCCATTAATCTTTTAGCTTGTATGCTCCTCCTGAAACAAAAGCTGTTGTTTCTGCAAGTTTTTGTCTTATCTCTGGTGGTGTATAATACTTCGCTGTATCATACATATTTTTTGCCGCATTAGCAGTCTTTGAAATAAATCCTGTATCATTAGCTTCTCGTATTGCATCTTTTGTATAAACATGCTCATCATTTATTGGCCACCATTCATCCATCGGATCAATCCATTCAAGAGTTTCTCCATCTGTCTCTGGAATCTGAGGTTCATCATATACCTTAGCTGCTTGATAAGGCATATATCGTGATAAATCCACATCCGATCCTTTTGCTGCTTCAAATCCAACGGCTAATCCGTCTTTGTAAATAATCTGTGGTGTTGTATCAATAACAAATTGTTCTATTACACCTGCACGATGTCCTTCACGTTCGTTTATATCTGCTGGTATATTTCCTGTATCAAAAACTTCTTTTAGTCCTTCATACAGAAATCCTAGTGCTCCAAATCTACTTCCCCATTTTCCGATAAAACGTCTCTTTGGTCCTTTATTAAGCCAATTGCCATATTGATCAGGATAATTTTGTTGCAACCATTTATTGTATGTTTTCACATACTGTTCGTGCATTGCACTTGCTGTTGGTGTTAATGTTGCCATTATTTAATTTCCTCCCACGGGAACATAATAGTATCTATATCACCCTTATCAGTGTAAAATATTTTAGGAAGATTTTCTTTTTTTACTCCTGTTGTTCCTGTGTATCCTTCAGGGAATTTTCCTCCATTAAATTTATACAACATTTTCATATCATCATTCGCATCACTTAACTCATCACGAATGGTGTATAATTCAGTAATCGCTGTTCTTGCATCTCTAAATCCTGTAATCTGTAAACTTTCTCGTGCAGTTCTGATATCGTCTAAGTTTAAACGACCTGATGTTTTACGAGCTCTTGCCACGGCGTACGCAATTGCATTAGCACGTGTTCTGTTTTCCGCAAGGGCTGGATCAAAATCACCAAAAAATTCTGCTGATCGTGGATCAGTTGGATCAAATAATGCTTTAATTGCTTCTGCGTCTTCTGGTGTCTCTGCAATACGGTCAATGTTTTTCATTTCTTCTTGTACGGATAAGAAGATTCCATTTTTCTGATCAGAATCAAGAATATCGGTAATCATACCTTGACCAATTTGAATCATTTCATTGATAGAACCCATGATACCCGCACGAAGTTTATCTTCAGCTAAGTTACTTATAATTTTATCAAGACTTCTAATGTTTCTATCGTAAAGAAGAATAGTTGAAATTTGTTCGTTAAGTACTTTTGGTGGAAGTAAATCTTCTGCTGTTAATTCTACATCTTTTCCAACAACAAGATCTGATGCTCCCGCTCCAATTGGTATCATTATAGGATGTCCGTTTGATTGAAGAAGTACATCACCGTTTTTATCCAATTGTGGTATCATATATGTTCCGTCATCTAGTTCCTGAATCATCCATTTACCGTACTCCCCTGTATTAGGATGAGTAAAGTTTCCAACTTTCATTGCACTGACTTTTGCAGGTCCTACGTCGTCTTTTTTATCTTCAAATCGTTCAGGGCTTGCTTTATTTGCTTTTGCAAATGCTTCATAGTTAGTAAACATTCTATTTGCATTAAAATTATTATCCCATGCCACAAATGGTGCATTGTAATCTGTCTCTTTTAAATACTTTCTTTCGTTTACAGGAAGTTTTTGATTCTCTACCCATTTACGTAGTGTTATTTCTTCATTGTCTCCTGTTTCTACGTTTTTAACAACCATTCTTGTTGTATCTAAATCCCAGTTTTGAGTCTTATCCATTTTTGCTATTTCTTGATCAAAATCTAAATTTTTAAAAACAGCATCAATCATCAGTTGTGCTCTTTTTGCATCATCTTCTTGTTGCTTAGTCATTACATAGGAAGAAATGGCTTTCTTCGCTGCTTTTTCTTGACCTTTAAGAGCCATGACATCTTTTCGTGTTGCACGTCTTGCTGCCATAAATTCAGGAAGTGTTTGTTGTGCTGCTTGTCCTAGAACATCAAGAGCATTACCTCTACCTGTTGCTAGTCTTGCACCAAATCCTATAAGTCCTGCTGCAATATCTTCTTGTTTTTGTCTCTCAACTTCTGCTCTTTCCGCCGTAAGATCAGTACTATAAATTTTTTCTGCTTCTGCTCTTAATTCCGCATCACTTTTTTTTGGATAAATTGATTCTGCTAAAAGAAGAGGATTAATTGTTCCTTGTTCATCAGTCGCCGAATCAAATCCTTCCATGATGCCTGTGTATGTATCTGGTTGCACTTCTTTTTGAAGATTACCTATTTCTGATTGAAGATTAGTAAGTTGTGTTTGAATTTCTTGATCCGATAACTCTTGATCATAAGTATGCAAATGACCTGCGGGTGCGTGAGGAGGCGTTCCTCCTGCATGCATCCTTACGGGTGAAAATAATTTTCTATTCAGTACGCTCATCGTACCTCTACGTTGTTAAGTTAGGCAGATTTACGCCTTTCCATGCTCCAAGTCCCATGATACCAAGACCTGCTGCCTGCATTAATGGATTAGTTGCTGGTTGCTGTTGAACGGTCATTTGTGATGCTGGTGTTCCTGTTAAAATACCAGATGCAAATGATAATCGTTGGAATGGTTCTTGTTGTGCCAACATTTGTGTTTGTCGTTGTGCATCAAGAATATTTTGTGTTTGTTGTTGTCCAAGTGCTCCTGCTTGTTGTAGTTGAGCAATATCACCACCATATAATTGTTGTCCAAGTGATCCGAGACCCGCGGTCTGTCCTGCAAGTTGCCCGTACATTCCACTTGCTTGCATTTGTCGTGCTTGTTGTGTCTCAAATGCTTGTTGCGCTGTTTGTTGCGCTTGCATATAGTTTCTGGATTGATCTTCCAAAATTCGTCGTGATTTAATGTCTTGTAAATTTCTTGCTGTTTCTGCTTGTTGAACACCGTATCTCTCTGTACCAAAAGCACCTGCACCAACGGCTTGTGCCGCAGCTCCTTGCTGTGCTAATTGTGCCTGACGATCCATTTCAGCCAAGGCATCTTGTGTAACAGCCTGCTGATAAGGATCCATATATTGTTGAATACCTGCTGCGGTTGGAGCAAACATTTGCTGTGCCCCTGAAAGTCCAGAAACTCCTGCACCAAGTGTCTGTGCCGCAGCACCTAGATACGGAGCATATTGCCCAATACCTTGCTGTGCCATAGCCATGGCTTGTTGCTGTGGTGCTGTTAATCCTGCAACTTGAAATGCTGGAATATTTTGTGCTACACCTGCACGGCCAAATTTTCTAATTTGAAATGCTTCGTTTGATTCTCCTGCCTGCTGTACCGCAGTCGGATCACCGTAGACGGCACTAAGTAATTGTTTACCCCTTTCTTCTATATAAGGGGCAAGACGGGTATATTGTGTTAAAGTATCATCAGCCATTAGACCATAGCTCCTTGTTCTAGTTGATTCATTAATTGATACATGCGCCTTGCTCCTTCACGTCGGCTTCCACCACCTGCGTTCCTGACAGCATCAGCCGTCATAACAAACTCTCCATCACTTAACATTGCCGGTACCATGTCATCCTTTGGACCACCTGGTCCTGCAATTGCGCCTGTCATTCGTGGAAAAGCGCCTGCTGATAAATGGGCAATGCCCCCATCAGCGTATTTTGATTCTGTGTAATCATGAGGACTACCTTCTTCCCCAATGCTAAAAAATTCATTTATCATTTGTCTATTTCGTTCGGCTTTTTCCATCATAGCGCCAATCATTTCAGGATCTCCTGTTTGTAGCATTTCCAATGCTCGTGCTCTATCATCATCATTTATTCTTCCACCAAACTTCATTGCCCTTGCTAATTTTTCTACCATCGCTGGTGTTATTTCTCCTCTAGCTAAAAATTCTGATTTTCTGTCATGGGCAATGCCCCTATAAATTTTTTCTCTATCTAATTCAAGTGTAGGATCACTTTCTTTTTTCCTCATGATGCCCCCAGCCGTTGGCATTATTCCTTCTCTAGCTAAAAATTCTTGTCTTGCTTGATCCGTTAATCCTTGTTGGTCAAAACTGTAAGTTCTGTTTTCGCCGTCAACATCAAAATCAAATTGATAACCTTCTTGTTCTGTTCCGGGGTGCACGCCTCGTGGTCCGGTGCCCTCGGCTAATTGTACAATGCCACCTGTGTTTAAATCCATTGATTTAGCACTAAGAAAAGCATCTATTTCTTTCCAGCCTCTAATGTTAACTAAGTCGTCATATTCTTGTCGTTGTCCCCATGTTAAACTATCTAAGTCTATATCTACAACTCCTTCTTCTCCTGATCCTTCATTAAATTTCTGTATAATACCACCGTCAGCATTACCTGCTGCCATTGCATCAATGGTTCCTGGTGCCGCCCAGTTGCCGTACCAAGTATTGCTTGGATAAATACTATCCCATCCATGAGGCGTTGCCATTGGTGAATCATCTTTACCCATACTCGCAATGTCAGATAATCCGTACATTGCTGTTGCTCCAAGAAGAGCTTTATCTTTCCAATCCATTCCTGTAAAGGCATCAAACATTCCTGTTTTATATAATTCTTTTGTTGCCTTAATTTGTTTTACTTTTTCAGCCGCATCAAGATCACTTGCTCTTATTTTTTCTATAGCTTCTTCTTGTAATTTTTTATTTTCTGACGTATCTGCAAATCCTAAATTTCTACCTAATTGTCCCCATCTATCTCCTTTTGCTCCTTCTCCAAAAATATAATCTCCACCTTTTCTTGTTCCAAAACCTTTTCCCGCAGTGTAACCATATAGTCCACCTTTTAATGCTCCACCTAAATCACCTTCACCGTAGTATCCTCCAAGAGCTCCAATGCCTGCTGATGCCATAGGTCCTGCACCCATTGCGCCTGCTATAACACCTGCATATGGTGCAATTGTTTTAACAGCTTTTTTTGCTTCTTTAAAAATTTTCTTGAGAAAGAATTCTGGTTGTCCTGTAATTGGATTTATAGAATTAAATTCACTGCCGACAATATATCTTTGTGGATCAATGCCCATGCCGCGCATTTGTGCAAAGAGCATTGCTTTGAGTCTTGGATTTTCATCAAAGACTGCCATAGGAACAATAGTTTCCCCTTCAGCTGCATGCACAATGTACGCATCTTCGTATCGCCCTAAATCGGCGAGCTTAGATACTTCATTTTGAAAACTTGCTAATCCACCATCTGGTAGAATTTCTTGCATGCTTAAACTCATGTTTAACTAGATCCTCCTAATATATCAGGCAACTTATTCACGCTTATAGCTACATCACGTGCAATATCCTGTTCTGTTGTGCTTGTTGCAGGGTTATCGACATCGGCTTTTGCTTCTTTTTCATCAGCATAAACCTTCCCTGTTTTGGCGTGCTTGATCGTAGATTTAGTTTCCACGTCGGGAGTGGGAGTAGTTGTTTTCCCAGCCATCACGGTAATATTATCATTTATACCCATTTTTTACCTTCCTTGCAATCATTATGTTATCTCTAGGACACTAACTACAATAGTTAAATCTCCTCCAAATTCAGCTTGTGCTTTCAAAACTTCCGACTCCTTGAGAACAATAGGAGTGGCAGAAGTAACAGCAGAATCTGCTGTCTGTTGATCCATTTTTCCCGTTGCAAGAAGCTCTTGTGAGCTTCCTTTTTCAATTTTTCTATCCGTTTCCAAAGGAAAACTTGTGCTGTCTGAATCCACCATAAATAAAGAAACTTTACAATCATTTGTTATATCCTGGTTGGAAACACGAATAGATTTGATAACAGCCGATGTTTCTGACCCCACGGTATAGACCGTCGTCAACACATCGGTCGATAAATTTACTTTGTAATTTGTATATACGTTTGGCATTTATCCTAAAAACCATGCTATTTGTTCATCCTCATTACGCAGTATCTCTGGTGTATAAGTATTATTTAATAAAAAAATTAATTGATCCAGTGTTTGAATCAATTGATTCATTTGTGATTGATCGTATTCTTCTGGTGCCTGTGGCAATCGTGGTATTGTTATAAGTGACATTATGCAAATCTCCTTCCGTAACTAAATCCTCCATATGGATTAAACATTCCCATCATTGATGTATAAGGATTATAAGATTGTTGTGGTTGAAATTGTTGTAAACCTGCAATACCTTTTTCCAAGCTATCCAAACGGTTATTTAAATTTTGAAATTGATCTGTAAAACCACTTATAGATTTTTCTAATCCTGTCATTTGTTCACCAAAGCCACCTATTTGTTCTCCGTACCCACCAAGTGTCTCTCCGAATCCTGTCATCTGTTCACTCATTCCTCCCCAGGGAAATCGAAAATAATTGTTGCTAGAAGGTTGATTTATTACTGGTTTAGGAGATTCACCTTGTAATGGAACCTGATAGCCTCCTCCGAGTCCACCTTGTTGAAGTAAACCCGCAAGTCCTAATGCAGTTTGATTTGGGGGTTTTCCCATTCCTCCGGGATTAGCCCAGTTGTCATGCGCTGTTTGTAATTGTTGGTTATACGCTTGTTCACCACCGGGAAAATTAGCCGCTTTATCTGGAAATTTCGTTTGAAAAGTTTGCCAATTCATTTGTTTCATTATGCACCCCTCATTCCATCGGGTTTAAGTTCTAGTCGCATTGTACCATAACGCCAATCATCATCAACAGCATCACTTTCAACACGAACAGCTAGTTGTCTTCCTCTAATTCGTGTGTCTTGTTTTGTTGTACTTGTTGAAATAGTATAAGAACCATGACTTGTTTGTGTTCCTGATGGATATGGTCGTGTTTTTATTGTTACATCAACATTTCCAGCTTGATCTTTAAAGTCAGGAATAAATCTACTCATTGACATAAATTGATCACCATCAGCAATATCCATATCTCCTGATTCCACATAAGCTGTCATCGCACTACCATCAGCATTAACACCATTTTCATGTGCATAAACAAATGTACGACCTGCTTTTGTTCCATAAATAGTAGAAATTGTTGCTGTAGTATCACTTGCTTTATATTCAGTTGCATAAGGATTATCATAAACATCTCTATCTGCCCATGAACTTCTTGCTAATGAACCAACATACCATAAGTTTTCTGCATAATTATATGTAACTTGTCTATCCATTTGTGTTGAATTTCCAGATGGATAAAACCATATAACTTCATTAAAATCTGTATTCGCTGCACAGTAAATATCTTGTTTTGCATTTTGATTTAAATCATCAAAAACATAATCTTGTACAGAACAAGGTACTTTTTTTACCGCACCATCAAACATAAAGAAAGAATCCGTTCCCATCCAAAAGGATGTACCTGATACATCAATAGCTGAATGAAGACCTATACTACCACAATTTGATCCAAGTTGTTTAAATCCAAAAGTAAAAGGAGGACCAATAAATTGCATTTGATACAATGCCGTATCTGTCCATATAAGAACAGCACCACGTGAACGAACAGCCGTTTGAATCATATTACCATCCGTTAATCGTTTTGATCCTGCTGTATTTGTTGCTGTTACAGTCCATGTATTAGCTGCTTCTTGAGCTGACCACCTAATAAACATATTATCTTGTGTTGAATCTGTTCCAATTGTTGTTTCGGTGCCAAGACAAATAACATGTCTATCATCACCTGATACAAGCATATGCCTACTTTTTGTAGGAGCATTTGACACATTAGTTGTCGCTGCTAAATTACTTGAGAGCCCACTTGAAGTATCCCAATAATATAAACCACCATTGAATTGTTGTGCTAAAACATCTTCACCCCAATTATCAAGAGACCATTTATTTGATTCTAATAAAACCCCTTGTGCTCCTGTTAAACCAGATCGTGTTGTATTCCATGTACTTGCACTCCACACACCTGCTCCCCATCCATATCCAAATATAGAAACAGCAGATCCTGAGTTAACTTGATAGGTTGCTGTTGCTCC